ATTTTCATCTGCTGTAGTGGAGATTTTATAATGATATTTGCGCATAGTAGTTTAATACAAGAAGGGCAAGCCGTGTTATTTTATAGGTTTAACCGAGCTTTAAATGGTTATATGGTAGCAGGATTGTTTATTGGTCCTGATTTAGTATCTAAGATGAATTTTGCTAAAATATGGAAGTACTTTGTATCTGAAATAGTACAAGCAGATGATATCTATTGTTCTATTTCTTTAGAGTTATCAAATTCTATGTTTAATAACTATTTAGATTACCATAGTACGATAGACGGTATTAAGATATATAAGGTTGATAATTTTCTTAAAAAGCAATACAGTAGCTATGATAAGCATAAAGAAAGTGTTGCTAAGCCATAACATATAGTTAATAGGTAATACATATATGAGCGATCTAGATATAGATGATACAGATATTACAGATAATGCTGCTTCTAAACTAGTAGATTGGAAAAACCCACCTAGTCTTGGTGACCTTAAACAAGACCTTGATTCTGCACAAGTAGCACACCAAGTGCATACTGTAGAAGTAGATGCATGGTTAGGAGTACTTAATGGTGATCAAACTATTAATGCAAAGCGTGGTCGATCTAAGTTAGTACCTAAATTAGTACGTAAACAAGCAGAATGGCGTTACGCTGCTTTATCAGAACCATTCCTATCTACAGATGACTTATTTAACACTTCTCCTCAAACTTTTGAAGATAAAGAATTAGCAGTACAAAATGGTATGTTATTAAATTACCAACTTAACTGCCGTATGGATAAAGTAAGTTTTATTGATAACTACATTCGTACAGCAGTAGATGAAGGTACTGTAGTTGTACGTGTAGGTTGGGAGTTTGAACAGGACGAACGTAAAGTATACGAAGATGTAATGGAAATGCAAGTAGTTGCGGGCCCGGATGGGCAACCTGTACAACAAGAAGTTAAGGTAGGTGAGAATGAAGTTATAAAAACTATAACTACTAAAAATCAACCTGTCTTAACAGTATGTGATTATAACAATTTAGTATTAGATCCTACATGTGAAGGTAATATAGAAAAAGCTAACTTTGCTATTTTTAGTTTTGAAACTTCATTATCTGAACTTAAAAAAGATGGACGGTATACAAATATAGATGAAATTAACTTTGAAAGTGAATCCGTCTTATCTGAACCCGATCATAAGGTTAGTTCAGATGATGATTCTTTTACATTTAAAGATAAAGCACGTAAGAAAGTTATTGCTCGTGAATATTGGGGATATTGGGATATTGATGATACCGGAGAGGTTAAACCTTTTGTAGCTACTTGGGTAGGTAGCACATTTATTAGATTAGAAGAAAATCCTTATCCAGATAAGAAAATTCCTTTTGTATTAGTTCAATACTTACCTAGACGTAAGAATATCTATGGAGAACCAGATGCAGCTCTTATAGAAGATAATCAGAAGATTGTAGGTGCTGTTACTCGAGGTATTATTGATATTATTGGTAGAAGTGCTAGTGGACAGCAAGGTATTCGTAAAGATGCTCTTGATGTAACTAATGCTCGTAAGTATGAACGAGGAGAAGACTATAAATTCAATGCTAATGTAGATCCAGGACAGGCATTTCATATGGAAGTATACCCAGAAATACCACGTTCTGCTGTTGAAGTACTAAACATGCAAAATAACGATGCTGAATCTTTAACAGGTGTTAAAGCATTTAGTCAAGGTATTGCTGGACAAGCATTAGGAGCCACAGCTACTGGTATCAGGTCAGCACTTGATGCTACTTCTAAACGTGAGTTGGGCATTTTACGTAGACTTTCAAATGGATTAAACCAAATCGGTCGCAAAATTATATCTATGAACGCAGAATTCTTAGAAGATGAAGAAATTATTCGCATCACTAATGAAGAGTTTATAGCTATTAACCGTAATGATTTAGGAGGAAAGTATGATATTAAGCTTAATATTTCTACTGCGGAAGCTGATGAGCAAAAGGCTAGTGAGCTAGCGTTTATGTTACAAACTATGGGTAACACTATGCCTCCGGAAATGAGTTATATGATTCTAGCTGATATTGCTAAGTTACGTAAGATGCCTGATTTAGCTAAACGTATTTCTGAGTATCAACCTCAGCCTGATCCAATGGCAGAACAAATGCATCAACTTGAAATGCAGATGTTAGAGGCTAAGATACGTAATGAAACTGCTAAGGGTGCAGAGAATGAAGTAGACATCGGTCTTAAAACCGCTAAAACAGCAACAGAACAAGCTAAAGCAAGAAGTATGCATAGTGGTTCTGACCTATCAGATCTTGACTTTGTTGAGAAAGAATCAGGGGTGGGTAATGCAAGAGATCAAGAAGCAAATGATAAAAAACATGCTCAAAATATGGAAAGTAAAGAACATGATAGATTATCTAATCTTGACAAAGTAGCCTTTGATGCGTTAAATAAGGGGTAAGTAGTTGTAGTAAACGGGGCCTTTATAATTTAATTTAAAATAAGGTAACAATATGACAGAAATAGAGCAGGTAGATATTCAAATTGAAGCAGCTCATAAAATGCGTAAATTACGAGATAGCTGTGTTAAGTTAATGGACAGCCAATACTTTAAAGATGTTATTGATCAAGGGTATTTTAAAGAAGAAGCAGCTAGGTTAGTTATGGCTAAAAGTTCTAACCTTACTTCTGAACAAATGAAATTAATAGATAATATGCAGTATGGAGTTGGTGCTTTAGCTAATTACCTTGAAGCTGTTATGCGTAGAGGTACTGAAATGGATACAGCTTTAAAAGAACACGAAGAAACCCGTGAAGAAATTCTAGCTGAGGAGGTATCTGTATGACTGAGACTGCTTTAGGGTTATCTGATGCAGAATTCTTAAAACAAGATCCTGCTACTTTCTTATCTGAAGAACCTACTTCAGACACAGAAGAAGTAGTTGATAAAGAAATTGAATCATCAGATCAAACTGATGAGACCGATGATGTAACCTCTGATACTACAGTAGAAGAGGGTAGTGACGCACAGGAGCAAACTGAAACTACCACTGATGAGGATGAAGTAAGCCAACCTGATGGGGATACCCAAACGGAGCATGAACCTTCCGATAATAGTGATGTAACAGAATCTCTTGATACTAGTAAGAAAGACTCGACTGATACAAAGGACGATAGTCCGGAAACTAAAGAGTTTGATTACGAAAGTGCATATAAAAAGGTGTCTGAACCTTTCAAAGCCAATGGCGTTGATATGCAGGTTACGGATCCTCAGGATATCGTTCGTCTAATGCAGATGGGCGCTAATTATCAGAAGAAGATGGCACAAATGAAGCCTAATCTAAAGATAATTAAGATGTTAGAAAACAACGAACTTCTTGATGAAGTTAAGTTGCATAATCTAATTGATATATCTAAGAAGAATCCTAAAGCTGTCGCTAAGCTTATTAAAGAAAGTGGGATAGACCCTTTAGATATTGATACGGAAGTACCCATAGATTACAAGCCGACAGATTATTCTGTTACTGATAAAGAATACCATTTAGATCAAATACTCGATGAAATCAAAGATACTGATACCTTTAATAAAACAATTAATGTTTTAACTAAAGAATGGGATGTTAAGAGTAAATCAACTATTTCAGATAATCCTGAAATTATTGGTATTATTAACTCTCATATGGGTAATGGTGTATTTGATAAAGTTAATGCGATGCTACAGCAGGAGAAAGCACTAGGTAAATTATCTGGTATTGCTGATGTAGATGCGTATAGACAGATCGCCGAGCACATGCATAAAACCGGTATTCTTCATGAGCAGGGCTCTAATAAGAAAGGTACTCCCAAAGTGTCAAGCGAGACTGAAACAAACTCACAAGCTAATGCTAATCGTAATAAACAACGAAAAGCAGTAGCACCGGTCAAGCAGACTACTACAAAAAAAACTACATCTAATGAAGATTTTTTAGGTTTATCAGATGAGGAATTTATGAAGAAGTATGCTAATCGGTAATTTTAATTACTATTAAATAGGAAATTACTATGGCTAACGAAAATGCTTATAATGCTCCCACTAGTACTGCTGGTGGAACTGCATCTGGTATAGGTGCGCAAGCACGAACAGATTATTATTTTAAGAAAGCTCTTATTGCTGTTAGGGACCACCAGTATTTCATGCCTTTGGCTGATGTACGAGCGATGCCTAAGCATATGGGTAAGAAAATCAAGCAAGATGTTTATGTTCCTATGCTTGATACATTAAATGTAGGAGACCAGGGTCTAGATGCGGCAGCTGCTGCTATTGTAAAAAACACATGGACTGCTTGGAATGCTGCTGGTGCAGTAATATCTACTGATACTACTACACAAGCTTTAGCTATAGCAGAAAGTGGTGCAGTAGACGTTGCACCAAATGGTCAAAATCTTTATGGCTCTTATAAAGATATTGGTGCAATTAAGAAAAAGATCCCAACGTTACGTGAGAACGGCGGACGAGTTAACCGAGTTGGGTTTACACGTACTCAAATTGAAGGTGATTTGCTTAAACGTGGATTTTTTACTGAGTATACTCAGGAATCTATGGATTTCGATACTGATGAGGAATTGTTATCCCACATCACTGAGGAAGCTCTTGTTGGTGCTAATGAATTAACTGAAGCTGAGCTTCAGAATGATTTAATCACTAACGCAACTTCTAATGGTACTGCTTATTATTGTTCAGCTACTTCCGGTGGCGCTGTTAAAACAGGTAGTGGATTGGATGTTGATGAGGTAGTTACATATAATGACTTGATGAATCTTTCGATTGCTTTGGATGATAACAAAACTCCTAAGCAAACGAAAATTATTAGTGGATCTCGTATGATTGACACTAAAACCATTAATGGTGGTCGAGTTATGTTTATAGGAACTGACTTAATTCCTGTAGTACGTAAGATGACAGGAATTGATCCTAGTTCTGCTGTAGGTTCTGGCTTTGTTGGCGTAGAAAAATATGCTGACGCTGGTAATGTTCTACATGGAGAAATCGGAACTGTTGATCAATTCCGTATGGTTGTAGTTCCAGAAATGCAGTATGACGTAAAAGGTGGTGCATCTGGTGCTGATACTGCAGGTACTGGTAAAAATGGTGCAGATATTTTCCCAATGTTGGTTGTTGGTGATGGTGCATTTACAACTATCGGTTTCCAAACAGATGGTAAGAGTGTTAAGTTTTCAGTAAATCACAAGAAACCTGGTAAAGAGATTGCCTCTTTAGATGATCCATATGGTGAGGTAGGATTCTACTCTATCAAATGGTATTATGGCTTTATGGCACTTCGACCAGAGCGTCTTGGTATTATTTGGACTTGTAAAGTAGCAGTATAATTGGGGTTTTTACCCGGTCCTTTGGGGGTGCTAGCGCCCCCGGAGGACACCCTTTTTTTAAATAAAACTAGGAGATGAGACATGGAAATGGAAATAGAAACTCCCATTAATAAAATGGACAATAAAGAAATTAGAGAAGAATTAGAAAGTAACGGTGTTATTTTACATCATAAAACAGGTATAGATAAACTTACTACTACACTTAAAGAAGTTCGTGCTGGTACATACAAAGCACCTAATAAAGAAGCTATTGCAGATCCTATTGCTGCTGGTTCTCTTCCGGGATCAACTGTAGCATCTAGAGCTGCAAAGGCATTACATTTAAAAGGAACTTCAGAACAGCAAGCTATGAAACTTACTCGTATAGTAGTTGTTCCTAATGATCCTAATATGAGTGCGTATCCAGGACTTATTTTTACTGTAGGGGCTTCGGGGCTTAATAATGGTGAAATGGTTAAAAAGTATGTTCCTTTTAATAATGAGGAAGGATGGCATGTTCCTCAAATTATTCTTAATCAAATTGAACATGCTGAAATGCAGAAATTTAAAACTGTTGTTTCTCCTAATGGTGAAAAAGTTTTAGAACCTTATTTAACTAAAAAGTTTAATGTAAGAATTCTACCGGATCTTACTTTAGCTGAACTAGAAAAACTGGCTGCATCTCAACAAGCTGCTGGATTTAACGTAGGAGCTAATATCTAATGCCAATCACTATCGCTAATTTAACTGCAAACGTTTCTACAAGTGCAACTAACGTAGTAACAGGTACTGGTGTATTTGATGATATGATGGAAACTGTTAATGCTCATTTAGGTGCGCAATTTGCTTTAGGTCGAATTACCGGTAGTGATTACGCAACAGTGTATTTAACAGCAATGCAGGCTACTGTACAACAAGCCGTTGCATATACTATAGGCATGCAAAAAGGTAATGCGGAGGAGACTCTATTATTTCAAAAAGAAGTTACTGAATTTGCACAAACTGATAAAGCAACTAAAGTAGCTCCAACTACTACTAGTGTAATGGGAGCACAAGCTGCTTTATCTGGTGAACAGGCTAAAGGCTTTAAATGGAATGCAGATCAGAAATATCTTAAAACTCTCCTAGATGCTTGGAGTATTAATATCTCTACAGCAGGTGTAGCAGCTACCCAAGTAACTGCAATTAACGCAACGGGTACAGGTAATATAAACACCCAGATATCTAACGCAGAACCTACTGGGTAAACGTAATGGCGGTAGTTATACCTATTATAGCCTGGATTATAGTAGTAGCTGTTGTTATATATATAGTTGAAACAGTTATTCAATTAGTTGAAGTTATTATTCAACTTATATCTATAATTCTTGGGTGGAAACCAGACAGTCAAACAATTGAATACTATGAAGTTCATAATATTCCGTTGTTTAGTGATAAAGATATAGCTACTTCTTTAACAAAAACAGTTCTTGATAGTGTTCGCCAGAATACTAATCTTAGTAAAGCTCTTCTATACGCGCTTACGTTTGCAGGTCATAAAGGCAATTTAAGTAAGTTTATGCAGTTTATTGAAGATGGGAACTATTTTGAAAATTTCCCTCAAGTAGAATCGTTTATTTTAGTTATAGATTATACTGAGTTAACAGCTGCATTACTCACATTAAATAGTGTTCCTTGTACACCTGAGCAGTCATCGTTAAATTCATTAGATAACGCTACTTGGGTGAAGTATTGGCTTCAGGAAAATAAAGAATACAATGTAGGAACTAATACATTAGGAGTGGATTTTTCAACAACCAGTAGTAGTACACCTACTCCTGTTGGAGATACAGTTCAAGTAATCCCGTCTGTTAATCATTACGATGTTAATATAACTAGTATAATAGGTACAGCAGATGATGTATTAGCTGATGAACGATGGCAAGTAGATTTTGGTGCAATTACTTATAACGTAGCGCCAGATACCTATTCAGTTGGTGTATATAATGCACCAAATCTGGGAAGCGTAAATAGAGTTCTTTCATATACAGTACCCACTAAACCCTTACAATTACATTATATTTCTTATTACTATAGAGATAGTGCTCCGTCTAGGCAGTATTTGTTTTTGTATAAAGTAGGAAGTGGAGTAT